TGTCAATCGGGACCTGAGTGGTTCTAGCGTCTCTTTTAGATTCGCTGTTCCACTTTGGTTGGACAGTGCGAAAGGCCCTTTCAACAGGAAAGATTTGATCTTATTCTTTACTGTTTTCTCGGCTATCCGCCCAGTCCCCGATCCGCCAAACGCAATGGGGCCAGACCCAAGTCCGTGGATTCGTGGGAGAGAGGCCAGTTTTAGCTGAGCAAGTTCTCGAACTTCTCGCCAATTTCTGCTCTCCCCTACGATCTTGTAGATGTTTCCACGTGCATCGGGTAGTAGGTTGCTCTCTAGTGGGTATGACTCTTTTATGGTCACGCTTTGGTTAGGTCTCTCCTCCGCCAACACCCCCTGCCCATTCACGCCGTTAATCTCGATTAACTTCTCGCAGAAGACACCCCTGACACCAAGGAAGGACTTCTTTTCGTTCAGGACTAACCCGAGCCGTTCGATCCATTTCTTGTATTTGTATCGTTCGGCTTCTGTCCAGAGGCCAATCAGGTCATCGCCACAGATCTCAAATGTGCCGTTGTCTGATGAAGCCTGGTATCCTGCGAAAGCGTTAAGTATCGAGAGAATTGTCCATGTGGTTCCTAGACCCATATGTGCGCCTCTAGTCGTTAGTTGGGGTTCTTTACCCTCCTCTTGACTATGCAACATCATAGGTTCACAGCAACGCATGGCCACTTCGATTTCGTGATTGGGCACGCCCAGTCCTTCCAAGCAACCCTTTAGGGCGGCTTGGCCTAGGCCATGGTCAATATAATCGCTCGCTGCACTGAGATCTGCAGAGTAGAGTCGAGCGTTTTGACTATGGTTCCTCAACCTCACGGGTTCATTCCTTAAGCTGTTGCGACTCCACTTCAGGTCCTTTAAGAAAGGTAGTAAGTGTCGAGAGACGCAGCGAGAGTAGTGAGCCAAGTACGCCGGATGGTTAGAAGCTATTCTGACTTTCATCCCCCTCTCTACGATCGCCACCTGCGCAAGCGGGTGGTGGTATGTATCGGAGAGTAAGGGTGAGTTGTAAGTCAAGTATCTACTCATCCGGTATGCGCGGAGGTTGGAGAGTTCACTAGGACGGTAATTTTCTGGCGTTTCCTCGTTCAAAGACGCCACCACAGATTCTGCCTTTTTGACGGCCTGTCCCCACGCGGAGTTATTGCTATCGATTACTTTTTGTTTCCAATAAGAGTTTTCTAGCAATCGCTTTGCGTCGCGGATGGTCACTACACATGACACGAAGCTCCCGTTCTGGAGTCTTTGTCGATGTAGGAATTGCCAGTCGCCCGATACCTCTGAAAGGGTCGGTCCGAGACTGGGATAGTCAAAGTTAGGTTGGTGAAGTGGTGGTGCTGGGTGCATCACTTTGGACTCAACACCCCTGAAGCCACCAGGCCTCAAATCCTCCAAGATCTTTGGCGGTTTGGGTTTCTGGCGTAGCTGACGGGTAGGGGCGGCACGGCCGCGTGGAGCAAGTAGTTGTTCATTCATGAGCAACAATGATCTTGCCACGTTTCTGTGATCGCCTAGTTGAGTTCCATCTGATTCGCACAGAGGAAAGCAGCTTTTCATTGCCGGGGCTGGGCATGGGGGTGCCCCCTTGATTCCTTTCTTGTCTTGTCGTTGTCTATATTCCGTAGCAATACGGTTTGCAAACAACTCCACGGCTGTTAGGATCTCGGGGGAGGAGGGTAAGATGGGGTTAACGAATCTGCTGGTACAATTGCTCATTGCCTCTTTGGTCCACCTCTCCATCTCTTCGGTAGAAACGATATCGGCTGGCCGTCCCGGAAACGGGTTCGACTTGTCGACAACTCTACTATCATCGAAATGGATTGCGCGGGCTATTGTTGAGGCGCTGAACAAGCGTGCTGCTTTGCTTGGGTCTCGGACTTTGTCCATGGCATCTCTTCGGAGAGCATGTGCCCAGTCCTTGACTGCTCCCGCTCTACCCTTTCCCATTTTCAC